ACTTTAATGAGGTGGTATAATCAAAAACCCATTTTTATTGTAGCAATATTGGATGTAGTTCAATTTATTTTGAACACAATGATTGATTTTATAACTATGTCAGCGTCTGCTGTGATTGAAGCAGCACAACAATTATTAGAGGCTGTCTCGCCATCTACCCCCGCGCAACTTCCAGAAGGGGATGATAGGTTTAGACCAGAGGCTATGAATTTAGAATGCCCTGATAATATAGTAACTATTGTGTCCAGCATGGTATCTCTACTTGGGACTGCCTTGTTAGGACGAAGAATCATAGCATCTCCTGACTTGATGAAGACTTTGAAGACTTATGGTGATGTTGGCAGAGCCACCACTGGAGTCAAACAATTATATGAAAATTCGACCAATTTAATTTCATGGGTCCTGGAAGGACTTCAAGCTTTGGTCACTAATTTTAGAGCTCAAACTCTAGTCTCTAAAGATAAAGTTTGCATGGAATTGGAGATAAATGATGCATACATGGAATATGTTGAAGATTTGATTGACCCGTGTAAGCTTGATGAATATTTAATGACTCATGAATTTCGCTCTAAACTCCAGCGAGCTCGATATAAGTTACTACAATTTACTGCCAAAAAATATAAAGGTAGTGACCCTATATTGCGTACATATATAACTGCTCGTATTGTGTCATTGTCGAAGATCTTAAATGACAACATGCAAAAATTTGTTGGTAAGGGAGGAGAATCCAGAATGGTCCCTTTTTGTATTCAATTTTTTGGCGAGTCAGGTAGTGGGAAATCTACTGTTATGAATCCTGTCGTGAAAGCTTTACTGACAGAAGGAGGGAGTGGAAGAGTTTTGGAAAATACACATGTGTCCTCCATGACTGGCGTTACTAAATATTGGGATGGATTCCGAGGAGAAGCAGGCTTAACAATTGATGATGCATTCATGACTCGAGGAGCTGCCCCAAATGAATCTGAGCACACGCGCTTTATATCTCTTATTTCGTGTGTATCTATGACCATTCCTAAAGCTGATTTAACATCCAAAGGTTTAACGGCAGATGCTATAAAATTAGTAATATGTTCTTCAAATTGCGAACAACCCAAAGCATCTGAAATTAATAATTCTGATGCAATGCTGAGACGACGTCATATGGTCTTTTTAACTGTGCGAAATCCTGGTACTGATGGCCGCATTGATCCAAAAAATGATTTTTCACGTTTTCAGCTGAGAGATTCCATAACACGAGCGAATATAGGAAACAGTTTGACTTTTTGTGAGATGTTGCGTTTGTGTTCTAAGCGATTTAAAGCTCATCTTACAGAACAAGAAAAATTGGTTAATATGGATGAAATCCCCTCTAATTTCTTTGATGAAGACACAAAAATTCCAGAATCACCTACTCCTCTAGACACGTATGCCTATGATAGTGTCCACCCTTTTGAAGAGGAAGTAGAATTTCAGCGTAGTAAGAAGAAATTTAAATTTAATAAATTTCAACCTGAAGGAGCTGAAGATTGGAATTATCGACAACCTGAACCTAATTACTTTGTTGAAGATACTAGAAATATTTGTCCCTTAGTGGAACCTTATGACGGAAGAAGGATTATGCATAGTGTCCGACCTATTGATCCAAGACCAAATCAAGATTTTAAGGCAACTTATTTTTTTACACCACATATTTGTTGTTCACCTACTAGATTATATTATGACAACTATCATACATGGAAATATTGTAATGCAAAACGGATGTTTAATAATGGTTTGGATTTGACAGTGGCCGATTTTGATTTTAGTGAATTGACTTTTCAGCATAGACAAACGTTTGAAGAAGCGCTAAATGCAGGAATGATGTTGCCTGAGAGATCAACAGTTCTAAAATATTTCAATCCATGTGAACCCGAAGAATTTATGGCATGGGAGGCCATTCGGGCACAAGAGCGAGTTTACCGCCATTATGGAATTAATCGTTATAATAATTGTGTCACAAAACATTATAAGAGACTAGGCTTTTTCGACGACTTGGATTCTGATTTTGATTTAGTTGGATACACAAGTTCTTATGATCACTCTGGTAAAATCTTGGAGGATCGGTTGAATTTTGACTTAGATTTTAGCATTCGTTATGGAAACCCATTTCAACCCGAAGGTCTATTTGATTTTTTTAAACCGAAGAAAGTCAATCGTGCAGTTCTAATTGCAGAAGCCTTAGCAATAGTAGGCACGTTGTATGCTGGGATAAAACTGTTTAAGGCTGTTAAAAATTTGGTTAAAAGTGCAGATTTAGTTATCCCTACATTAGATTATGACACTAATACTTTACAAGCCTTCATAGAGTCAGCACCAGAGCAATATCGTAGTGCATTGGCTAAAGCAGTTTCTGAAACAGCAGTATCCATACAAAAAGAACAAGCTTTGATTATGGAGGCGTTGCCAGCTTATGATCCATCTGCAAAAACAGTGAAACATGTTCGTATGACCCCACAAGGGATAGTTTATGATGGATCAGCTAAAGGTAAAACTGCAATGGCTATGAAAGTACAAGCCATATTTGCCGACCATGGAATTCATACGACATCTGCTACAGAAATGGTGCGTGCTATGTGCCCAGAAGGAATAGATGAAAATTTTTCAGTAAAACGATTGGCTTTATCACGTAATACAATGACCTTTCATCGGGGCCCATCTGAGGTTATAGTGATTCGAGGAACAGCATTGAAGGACCGATTTGTTCTAGTTCCTAATCATTTTAGCCGTATGTTCAAGGAGGATGAGGAAATTCGGGTAAAATTTAATGGAGTTTCGACCTATTTTAGATTTTCCCATAAAAATTTTTATAAACCAGGGGATATGACTCAAACTCATTCAGATTGGGCTATTTTGCGACTTCCTATAGTCTTCAATCAATTTAGAAATATTATGCATGCCTTACTGCGAGAGAGAGATATTCCTCTTCTGGATAACTCTTCACCTATCATGTTCTTACGAGGCTTTAATGCTGATAATGCTTTTGCTAAACTGGATACTGAAGCTGCCATTGAAGATGTAGACGATAATAAACAAACTTTTGAGCGCAAAATTGCTCGAGCTATTTTATATTCAGTTATGACAGCTCCAGGAGACTGTGGTTCCATGATTCTAGTCTCAAGTAATAATATAGAAGGAATTTTAGCAGGTATTCATGTAGCTGGAAACAAGGGAACTGGCATGGCCCAAATAATTACCTATGAAATGATGACTACTTTCTTAAATCAATTAGAAGCCGAGAAATTTCCTACGGAAACTAAGAATCATTTGCAACCTTTCATTATGACACAAGATCCTATGCAAGTAGAGGGCAATAAAAAAATTCAAAATGATGATAATTTGCCGGCATGGGGTTTAGTCTCTAATGCGTTTGCCTCCGTTCCTGCTACTAACTCTAAAATGAAATTATCTGAGATAACAAGAATTAACTTACAAGAAGGCAACGAATTCTTCGAAACAAATCGAGCATCTCCAACTTTTTCATTAAATGATCCTCGTGTGGATGACGAAGTGCGACAAGCAGGAATTAAACCTATTTCCTTGGCATTGAACAAATATGCTGAAGCTCCCCGTACTTTTCCAACAAAAGCATCAGAGCTAGCTTACGTGACTATTTTAACAGTCTTGTCTATGATAGTGCCAAAACAAGTTCCAAAACGTCTTTTAACATTTAGTGAAACTTTGAATGGCATTCCAGGCTTTATAATCCCCATTGACGTGCGAACTAGTATGGGTTTTCCTTACGTGAAACTCTCAAGGGGAACCAAAGGAAAATCAGCTCTGAT